GGGGCAACCTTTGGACTAAGCAAGTCATTCGATAGTATGGAAGACTATACCAAGTATAAGCAAACTTTTTATAAGGCTAACTCAGACGATTCAGCAGATGCTGTTGAAATTGAGCAGCCAAGTACGGCGAAAGCCACAATGGAGACAAAAATGTCAAAAGAAAATAATTCTCCTGAAAGCAACCCCGAGTTTAATCTTGAGTCGTTTGCCGCTGAAGCTGCTGAAAAAGCAGTTGCACAGTATGCAATGAAACAAGCTGAACTTAAAGCTGCTGAACAGAAGGCTACAGAAGAAGCTGCTCAAAAAGCTACTACTGATGCTGAAGTTCAAAAAGCCTCCGAGGAAGCAAAACAGGAAGAACATAAAACTGTAATCCAAGCTGGATTAACAGGGGCCGAAAGGCTAATGTCTGACGTTGAGAAACGTGTGAATGAGAACCACTCTAATTTAGAGACTGTTGTCAAATCACTAGAAGCTCAACTAGCAGAGAAGTCTGAAGAAATCATGAATATTCGTGATTCAAAAAGACACTTTGCTGATAGACAAGGTAACAACACCGATTGGAAAAAATCATTCGAAAGCGATATTGCAGACGCAAAATTCGCAGGTCTTGCAACAGGACGCGGATGGGATACTCCAATGGCAAAATCTTTAATGGAAAAAGTAAATCAACATTCAGGTGTTGAAGTTTCTTCCGCAGATTTTGAACAAGTTGTTTCAACAAACATCGAAAGAGATATCGAAAACGAATTAGTATTGGCTCCTCTATTTAGAGAAATTCCAATGTCTTCTGCGAATATGATTATCCCTATTCTACCAGATGCTGGTTACGCTGAATTTGCTTCAGCTACAGCCGCTAGTGGATCAGCTCCTTATGGTAACTTAGAGACCAGAGGCGACACATACGGCGCACCTTTCACTGGTGTTACTATGACTGAAAGAACTCTTTCAACTAAAAAACTTATTTCTCAGTCTTACTTAGGTAATGAAACTGAAGAAGATGCTATCATGCCAATTCTACCTTTAATTAGGGAGTCTATGGTAAGAGCACACGCTAGAGGTATTGAAAATGCAATCCTAGCTGGTGACGATGCTGATGGTGTATACGGAACAAGTGGTGCTGCTTTTGAAGGACTCCTTCATTTAGCACGTAATGACAGTGATTTAACACAGTCAGCTACTGCTTTTGCTACTGATACAGTTACAGCTGCAGAACTTCTTGCTATGAGAAAAAATATGGGTAAATATGGTGTAAACCCTGCAGACGTAGTTTATATTGTTTCACAGAGAACATACTATGAACTACTCGAAGATGCAGAATTCCAAGATGCTAATTTAGTAGGCGACATGGCTACTAAACTAAGTGGTGAAATTGGTCAAGTATTCGGTTCAAGAGTACTATTATGTGACGAATTCGCTACTCCAGCAGTATCTAAATTCGCTGCTATTGCAGTTAACCCTAGAAACTACGTATTACCAAGACTTAGAGGTGTAACCGTTGAGTCTGACTACGAAGTTGCTGCGCAACGCAGAGTACTAGTTGCTTCACAAAGAATTGGCTTCAGCGATTTAATCGATGGCGTTACTTCTAAATGGGCTTACCAGTATAAAGGAAGTTAATATTTAGCTTAGACAGGATTCGTGGGGCAGCCTTAATTGCCCCACACTTTTAATAATTATGGCAGATTTAATAACAGTACAAGAGTATAAGAACGCAGAAGGGATCGTGAACTCAAAAGAGGACTCACGCCTTGATGTACTTATACCACAAGTTAGTGATCTTGCCAAGAAGTATTGCGGTACTTCTTTTGTTGATTATTATAGTAGTGATAAAACCGAAACTCTTTCGATTTCCGACAACTTTACCAGTACTATAATCGTCAGTGAAAGTCCACTTGTAAGTGTGACTAGCGTGAAAGAAAGAGGCACATATGAAGGTGCCTATGAAACACTTGCAACAAGTGACTATGAATATTACGTAGACCTTGCGGCAGATGCAATAATAAGAACAACAAAGAGTGGAACAAAGAAAGCATTTCCACAAGGAATGGGAAGTGTGCAGATCGCATATAGAGCAGGCTACACTGCAGCTCCAAAAGATCTCAAATTGGCACTTTTTGACTTAGTTACTTATTATTTAAAAGACGAACACAAAGAACGAAGAACAATAGCAGGAGCAACATTGCAAAATCAAGGAACATCTGGAGTAAGAGATAACACAGACTTTCCAGATCACATAAAGAGAGTACTTGATTTATATAGAGTAATAATCTAATGGCAAAGGCTCTTCGAAAAGCCGCTTGGAATAACTACCTTCTAGCTAGAACAAAAGGCGCAAAAACAAAAGGCACAGCCTTAGTATCCTGGGGTTGGATTAGTGTAGACTTAGATAGATTAGATACTGCACTATTTAAATCTTTACCAGGTGGACAAGTTTCTCAAATGGGAACTCTTGATATTTCCGATCTAAAAGAATTAGAAAAGAAACTTCATAAAAAAAGAACAAATGAAATTGAAATATATGCTACGGATATAACCGGCAAAATATTAAAATTTTATTGGGTGGTTAGTCCAAACTTTGTAGCTAAAAGAGGACAAGGAAATGTTGATTTTGAAGGCGCATGTGCAAGAATAATTACAGATGAATTAGAAGCTTTATATAGTTCTTATGGAGAAGATGTAGAAAACGTAAGAAAAAGAGATAAATCTGGAGGCTTTCCTTACGAGCATGGTACACAAGGAACAGGAGATGCTCTTAACCAAGCAGGCGGAGATGCAGCAAAAGCCAACAAAAAACTACAAGGTTTAAAGTCCCAGAAAGAAGTAATGAATTCTCTTTCACAAGCCTTACAATCGATACCTGTTGGACAATATACAGGGTATCTTGAAAGTGCACTTTTTGATTGGGCAGATGCTAATTTTGGATTAACATCTGAGATGAGAAAAAATCGTAGTATAAAACGTATAGACGATATGTGGCAAGGAGCAGGTTCAATAACTTTAGGAAAAGAAGTAATCGGACCTAATAGTATACCAAAAAATTCAAAGAAAGTTGATGCTGTAATACGAAAAGCATTTCATAACTGGGGAAATAGTCGTGAGTTTTTAAAAAGTGTTTTAAAATATGTTAAAGGCTTACCACGAAAACAGAGAATGGAAGCTTTCTCTGCAAGTAAAAATCCCGATCAAGCTTTACTTGATTATGCAATAGGAAATTTTGCATTTGTTTTTACAAAATCTGGAAAAATAGATAAAAGATATAAAATAAATAAAACTTTACTGAAAAAAGCCAAAAACGACATGGCGAGTAATAGTACAGCAAGTAAGAGAAAAGGAAAAACAAAAACCAGACAACGAGCGGCAACTGGTGGTAAAGGTGGAAATAGAGCTGAAAAACATGCAAATAGTACTTTCAATCCTTTAGCACTAAGAGAAATGTTAAATGCAGTTCTTCCAGATGAAATACTAAAAAACATGGGAAGTCCAGCACTAAACAATAGAACAGGAAGATTTAGAAACTCTGCACAAGTAACAAATGCTTTGGTTGGACCAAGAGGGGGTGTTCAAATAGATTATACTTATCAAAGAGATCCATATGAAACATTCGAACCTGGAGGAAAAATGGGAAGCACAGCAAGAGACCCTAGAAGATTAATAGGAAACACAATACGAGAAGTAGCCCAAGAAATAATGGGTAAAAAGTTTATAAAAACTAGGAGAATATAATGGCAAGTAGAGATTACACAACACGACGAAGTGCCATTGTAAATGCTTTTGTAGAAAAACTAGACTCAATAGACGGAACAGGAAAATTTAGAACTGTAGTAGCAAGTACGGCACCAAGACTTTTATTTTGGGACGAAATTGCAGAGTTTCCGGCAGTTCATGTAAATTCAGGTAGTGAAACTAGACAATATCTAGGAGCAGGAGAAAAATTTCGATATCTTACTTTAACATTCAGATGTTATGTAAATGAAGAAGATGCAGTAGATGCCTTAGAAATGTTACTTGAAGATGTGGAAACAGTAGTTGAAGAAAACAATCCTATTAGTTATACTACTGGATTAGGTTTAACAACTACAACTATACAAACAACGATAAACTCAATCGATACAGACGAGGGAGTTTTAGAACCTTTTGGAGTGGGCGAAATAATAGCGACAATCCAATATTAATGAAAACGGATAGGCAGAGAATACTCTAGCCGACCCTTTTCAAAGCAAAAATAGGAGAATGTAAAATGGCAGATACATTTTATTACTCGAGAGATACCAAAGTCCATCTTACTGATAGCCAAGGAGCAATCTATAAGCTACCTGTCTTAGATGGATTCAGTTTTTCTCAAGCAACCAATGCAACGGAAGTTACATTGAACGAAATGACGAATGCGAGTGGTGTGAGTAGAAGAGCTAGACAAATGTTTACTGATTCTTACGCTCCAGCCGAATGGTCGTTTCAAACTTACATCAGACCTTTTAAGTCTGGTGGAGGAGGCAGTACGCCTAAAGAACATGCGTCAGTAACGCATCACATGGTCGAAGAAGCTTTATGGAACGCGTTAGCGGGTAGTAAAGGAATTGGTGCATCAACAAGTGGCAATCTAGGCCCGGCTTTTAGTTCTGATGGAACAGATGCACATATTGCATTTACGAATTCAAACAGAGCAGAATTAGATACATTTGACTTGTTCTTCGAAATGGGAACAGGAAAAGCAAATCCAACTATTTATCAAATAGAAGGATGTGTTGTAAATGAAGTTTCAATTGATTTTGATATTGACGGTATTGCAACAGCAAACTGGTCTGGCTTCGGAAAAATCATAAAAGATGTAGCCGCTATGTCAACTGCAACTATTGTAGAAGGAACAGCAGCAGCAGATACTAATAACTATATTAGAAATAGGCTAACCGATTTGACTGTAACAAATGATGTTACCGTTCAAGCCGGTGGTAATGGTAGTTCTTCAAGTGCTACAGTTACTTTAACTGGTGCTAATAGCTTAATTAAAGCTGGACAAGTTGTAAAAGGAACTGGAATAACTGCAGGAACAACTGTAGTTTCAATTTCAAAT